CATAGACCGCCGCCGCACCACCCAGGCACTGGGAGACAACATAGCCAGCCAGGTCACTCGCAGAGAGCGCACCATTCACGAACATTGCGAGAGAGACCGCGGGATTCACGTGGCCGCCGCTGAGGGCGCCGATGCAGAAGATGATGAGGGCGAGCGTCAGACCAATGACCAGCGCATTGCCCGTGGCCAGAATGCTTATTAAGAGAAGAAAGGTTCCGAGAAATTCGGCAAGAAGGTTCAGGAAGTTCATGGTTTCTACTAAGGGACTGAAAAATTTGATACGCCTTTTATTTGTAAGCAAAAGTACATACAGTCATGGCCCTCCGCCGTATCAAGAAAGAAATTGACGATCTCACGAAGGACCCACCCGCTAATTGCAGTGCTGGACCCACAGGCGATGATCTCTTCAAATGGAGTGGTGCTATCTTTGGCCCGGCCGATAGTCCATATGCCGGAGGTTATTTCAAGATGCAAATCCAATTCCCTGTAGACTATCCCTTCAAGCCCCCGGTCGTAACCTTTCTTACGAAGATTTATCATCCCAATATCAATTCTGCGGGTGGCATCTGTCTTGACATTCTGAAGAATCAGTGGTCGCCTGCGCTTACAGTTGGCAAGGTTCTTCTCAGTATCCTGAGCCTGCTCACAGATGCAAATCCAAATGATCCCCTCGTACCGGAAATTGCTCATATTTACAAGACCAATCGGCAGGAGTTTGATGAAAAGGCTCGCGCCTATACTCTCAAGTATGCTATGCCTTAGTAGAGAGGGAGAATGAAAAGAGATATTGTATTTATCCTTAGCGCAATTGTGCTTGGTCTTTTTTTCTATATCATTAAGTATAAACGACCTGCGCAAGTAAGTGGATTCCAGGATATGCGCCCTGCGTCTGTAGGGGATAAGCCAATTAACTATGTCACTGGGCCTGCCGATTCAATGCTAAATCCGCGTATTCCGTATCATCTACTCCAAGGTGTTCTAGAAGATGCGGCCGTGGATGACCAGCCAAATACAGCGTTCAATGCACAGGCGTGCTACGAGAGTGATTTTGCAAATCGGATACAACTCACTAGAAATTACAGCCAGTTGACAAATAACTATCGCCGCAAAAATCCCGATTCATGCTCGGCTCCGACACACGAACTCGTAAATAACTTTTACAAGCCGAGTATGCTCTAATCAGTAATCGCACACGCGGTTGACTTACGCTTTACAGATGATTCAGGTAGGGCAAATTCACCACGCTTTGCCTTCTCCACATCACGCCAGAAATCATCCAGTAGAGGAATAACCGATTGGAACCATGCTGTATCACGATATACAGGATGAATCCACGACTTCTCTAGAAACCACGGAATACGCTCCAGAACATGCCACGGCGCTTCAGGCTGTGGGTTCCATTTCATATCACCAATAGGCCCATACACATACTTTGTCTCAAGAGTGTCATGATTCTGTAGAAGATAAATCAGACCCTCTGTTGCATTCAGTGGTGCCTCCTCCATCCACCCGCGTGCCGTCGCGGATTTGAAAGTGAATTCACAATACTGACAGACAGGCACTTCCGCAACCTCCATTTGCAGCTGCATCTGATACCAGTAATTCGGTGGAACTCCACCACCGACAACTCGTGAAGAGGGGCACTTAATCTCCACTAGATTTCCAAGCAGGGCCTGATGCTTCGTATCAGTTGCAGTGATAAGACCATCGGGTGACGCGGCGAGTGATGCAATTGTAGGATGTCTGAGGCGACCGAGGTCCACAATCGTCGCTCCCCACTTTGCTTCAAGAATCTGCTTCGCCACTGGTTCAAATCGAGTACCCCAATCAAAGGGTGTCATTTCCGCCGTCATACACGACTTCTTTGGTGCAGGCGCTGGACTTAGAGTCTCACGAGGCACCTTACACATCACTAGCTGTCCGCGAGCCCTTGGAGACCCGAAGAGATTATAGAGTTCACTTGCCGTGAGAAGGCTCATCGCTTCACGATACCATTCGTCTGATCGCTGTACGCTCTGCGGCTTTGCCTGCAGGTCCTGAATCCGAGCCAGCCTATCAAATTCAACCTTTACAAGAGCATTTGAAAGACACTTATATCCAATTTTAAAACAATCGAAAACCTCATAGGTCTGCTCGGTAAAGGTAGCACTCACTTCGCTCTCCTTCATGAGTGCTGCAAGTTCCCGCTCCATAGTGGTCCACCATGTATCTCCAAGCGTCGGATGCAATGGAGGAGGTTGAACCTCTTCGATTGCATTCAGAAACTGTCCTGTACATTCAAACATGGTTGTATATTGTTCCATTGTTTGAGCGTGATTCTCGTTAAAATTTATAGGCTGGCTATTCTTAGACCGTCGCCTCCTCCTTAGCTTCTGTAGGTGGCGTAGTAGCCTTCCTACGAAACGTCACTGCATTTCGTTTTTCAAGAACCTGAAACATCACTTTTCCATCGGCTCCGCGGTGCATAACAAGACCCTTAATCTCCTTGATCTTCTGCTCATCCTGGTCGTAAATAACAGCATTCTTGCTATTGAGCAGCTTCTTTTCATTCGCCTTCATAATCTGCGCATCCAGAGCGGTCTTTTCGACGGCTGTCAGGGTAAGGCGCACGGCCTCCTCGTCGACAAACTTGCGTAGACGATTTAGACGAAGACCGCGCTCAAGACGATGCCACGGGCGCTTGTATGCATCATCCGCCTCCTGGTTCAGGAAATTCACGAATGTATTCGTGCTCGCATGTAGATTTGCGGCAAAGGTCGAGCCGCTCAAATCTGTAGCACCAGAGCGCTTCTGAGTTTTTGAGCGATTCGAATTCATTCTATTACTACTATGCGTCTCGCCTTAAGGCACACACCGTTTCTGAATGGTGGCCAGTGGCTCTACAAAGACTTCGTCAATACAATCATTCCATTGATTTGTACTCGAGGGAGTTTCACCCTGGCCGGCCTTTAGCAGATAAAAAGTGCGCCAGCACTCCTCCGTGCCCTTCTGCTGAGTACGCGTCACCTCCTCGAAACTGTAGAAGTTTTTTAGATTCATTTGAGAAAGGTCAACTTCTACATAGAGAATCTTTCCTTCACGCCACTTTGACTTCACGGCAAACTCATTTTCAGTCAGCCACTGGTCAGGCTCATCCGTTTCACATATCTGTTTGCCGCGATTGTCTAAAAAGAGTGTTATCGGAACAAGTGACCATTTAATGAGGCTCGGTAGCTGTGATTTCGTATAAAAGGGGACAACAAACATCTACTTGTAGTAGTAAAGGGTTCTTAAGATGGAGTCAATTGAACTCACACCAGCCCAACTACGTATGCCTATAATCCCCCTACCACAAATGAGTCTCCGAAGTCGCCGCGAAGTCAGTGCGCTTGACCAGATTAACAGTCTTCATGTAGAACAATGGCAGACGGATGGACCGCAACTTCAAAATGACCGCCCTGATATAAGCAACGCTGAAATTAAAGAGAGAAATAAATGGTTAAATAAGTCTCTTGCCGAGAATTTGGGTGCTGCGAATGGAAATGATGCGGCTGCACAAAATGCTATGGCGTATCGCTATTCACTCGGCATTGGCGGTGTTGACCAAGATTTAAAAATGGCGCAGTCATGGAAAGATAAGTCAACTGAACGGGGATTTGCTCTTCACAGGCGCGGTGCCTATACATTTATGGATATGAATCCTATTAATACACGCACAACTGACCGAAATTATCTGCAGAATCAGCAATATGTTGCGGGGAATGGAGGTAGCAGCGGGGGATCTGATCAACTCGGCCAAAATCCGTATTTTGATCGGTTTGATGTTGTAACGGACCCATTTAATGTGGCGCGTGAACTTCGTGCAACGGTCTATGAAGATAAAGTGGATAGGGGACTTTTGGAATCAAAGCGGCTTCTGAATCGCACCTATACAACACGATATGTTGAACCAGACTATGTCGCCAAAAATTCACTTGATACTCTTAACTCCTATGAAGACCTCCGACCTCGTCTGAATACGATGGAGAAGACATATCGAAAGTACAATGACTAAGTCAGTCAACGCCTGCGGCTAGTCAAATCGCAGCTCAATCGCCATTAAATGTTTCTGCATCTGCTTTGCAGCCGGCGGCTCCTTCTCCGTCTGACGGCGCCGAGTGGACCGCGCAGATGAAGTGGTCGATGTAGTGGCCGTTGTCACTGTAGTGATAGTGGAATCTGTAGAGTTTGCCGTTGAATTACGCACCTTATTCTGCTCCTTCATGGCCTTATTCATGTCGGCCTCAATGGTCGGGGCATGGAGACTCAAATAGGTCAGAACATTCTTCTCAATGGCCCACCGAAAGAAGTTCAGTTTACCAACTGTTGTTAAGAATGGCTCCTCTCCAGGAATCTGAAACAGGATTCGTTCCCGACGACAGAAGGGGTCAAAGAGTTTCTTGGAGTACGCCTTGAGTTGCGACTTGTAGTTCGTGTAGACGAGGAACTCCTGGCCATCCAGAATATAGACTGTATTGTGACGCTTGGAATAGTTGGTCACAAACCAGTCTACAAGGCGTAGAGAGAGGTCCGAGGTGCCCTTTAGCATCGGCAGCACCTCCTTCATATCGGTGCGACCGGTATAGAACTTTTGTAGACTATTGACAATAAGTTCCTGCTTGCAGTGAATCTTCTTCTTACGAGTACCTGATTCCCCCGAATCAGGACGAAAAACGGGCGGGGACGGAAGGGGCTGTAGGATCTCCATGTGCTACTTGGCTACGCGCTGATATTTCTTAAGCCGGTGAATTTCTACTCAAGTAGGAGAGGGATGGGAGATCCAAATCATAGTTTATTAGGAGACGCCCTACAAAGTGCAGGGCATCAAAATGTTCCTATTACACCTATGATGGGAGGCGGCATGATAGGTGGAGGTCCTGAGGATAGTCTATTGGCCCAGCCGGCGACGCCAGTTCCTATTGAACCTGTTCGTGGTGGCGGACAGGTCGGTGGTGCAAATATACCAACATTTACTTTGAAACCGCTCAAACAGGTACAAATCGTAGCCGAAGAGCCTACACTCTTAACTGTAGATTTACTGAATGCGTATAGGGAGAAACGAAAGGGAATCTGGGGCACACCACCTTCAAATTATGAAGAATCTCGTACGAAACTTTTTCATTATGAAATTAAGACAAAAGAACCGGTGAAAATTTTTTATATTTATTCCTGGGACAATTTTCTACGATTTGTAAAAACAATTGCAAATGATAAAATTAAGAAAAAGAATTTTATTTATATCTTTTTTTCTAAACTTGACAATATTACACTTTTTAGTTTAATTTTTAAAAAATATATACGGCTTGTTACCGAAACACCCGCAGAAGTCTATTTTATCTATGAACGCACGGGTCCTAAAAATCAGATTGTCTGGGATTCAAAACATCGCGAAGATAGAGCCGAAAAGAAATTTCTCTTTCTTGAACCGGCATCGATTTCCATTCCATATATAAAAGAGGGAAAGGAGTATAGGCTTCTTTTATCAGCCACAGGAGTTCCTCCTACCGAAGTTCCAAAGGACTATATTGGCCTAACACCACGCGATACAGGCAGTGATCTTTTAAAATTCGAAGAGAAGGATGGTGAATACAAACCAAAATCACTCTTCAAACTAACTCCTGATACATTCTACGCAGTTGATACTCCTAAAACAGTTACAAATGCAAAAGAGTATTTACGACGAAAGTATGTATTATTTACATTTGAAGATACGGAAGAGGAAGAGGAGAAGGAAGAAGAGGAACCTGTTACTACAGTGCCTCCTGCAGTGGCGACAGAGCCTCCTGAGGCTGTTACGCCTGTTGCACCTCCTGAACCTGCGGCCGCGCCACCTCCTCTCAAACCTGACCCCTATGTACTAAAACTGAAGGGCACAGTGGCCGTACGCATAGGTGTAAATGTCTTTGAAATTCGTAAACCAACTCTTGCTATTCAGAAAGAGTGGGATGCTGGAACCTTTTCAGATTCTGAAAAAGCCATTTTTGCCGATATTGGAATTACAGATAAGTTTATCAAGTCTGCAGAAGGCTCTTCTCCTTTATCTGAACTCCAAACTCGCAAGGAGAGTCTCTTAAAGAAGCGCAGTGAGTTTTTAATGCGATTAGTTATGAATCGCTGTTTCAAGGATCAAAATCTACTTTTAGCCTATGAATGTGAACCTGTAAGAGAATTTTTACAAGAACTCTACGAACTTATACAGATTGACCGTGCAAATCTGTTCAGAAAAACCTTTGCTGGAATTGCACCAGCCATTATAAATCTTCAAAAACAGAAAATTGGACAGGTTGTCTTTACACGAAAAGATATTATGAGTCTATTGGATGGTCTTTTGCCTATATCAAAGAAGCCGAAGGGTTCGCTCATGTTTGATATACAGTTTCTTCGTACAGCGGGTACTTTAACAGCTCCTGGTCTTCCTGGTCCTGCTGCACCTCCTCCTGGCCCTCCTGGTCCTGCTGCACCTCCTCCTGGCCCTCCTGGTCCTGCTGCACCTCCTCCTGGCCCTCCTGGTCCT